GTAAGAATGGTAGTCAAAGACATAGACTTGTCTAAATCGGAATAGAGTCCAGGAAATTGAGCCACAGCCAAATTATTATTACTAAGAAGGTCACGGCAAGCATCCCACACAGACTCAAGGTCAGCATAATTAGATTTAAAAAAAGGGTTTTTGCTATCTTTTTTTGCATAGGTAAGTTTTCCCTGTACTATTGACAATGCTTTTGCTAAGTTAGCAATACTTTCTGATTGGTTCATTTAAGCACCCCTAATTGATGGAAAAGACTGACCGCCAAAAATTGCGCCAAAGTCATTAATAACATCACGCAACAATGGGTTTACATGGTTATTTCTTGGTTTGCCACAGGCTTGACGAATACAGTCAACTTGTTCTTGGCTTAATTCACCGCCAAATTCCATGTCATCAAGCGCTGACTCTAAAAACTGCTCATGCTCAAGCATTAATTGGTTTAATTCAGACATTTAAGTTCCCCTTAAATACATAGCGAAATTGCTATATACAGACTTTAACACAAGTAAATAAAAAAAGTAAAGTGTTTGCAAATAAACAACATACAAGGTAAACTTTGTGAATGGACACAAAATTAAAACTTACAGATAGCGCAATTATTGACCTTTTAGGCGGTACAGCAAAAGTGGCAAAAATGTGCAAAGTAGACCCAGCAGCCGTTTCTAATTGGCGTATTCGCGGAATACCAGCAGATAAATTTATGCTTTTAGGGGCAAGAATTGAAACTGAAAGTCATGGACTTGTAACTAGGCAAGACATATTTCCTACTACCTGGCATTTAGTATGGCCTGAATTGTTACCTAGAAACAATGCATTTATAACTATTGAGGATTGATGTATAATTAAATTGCAGATTCGAACCCTGCTTTGCAAAATGTCAGTCTAGACCCTTTAGGGTTGCTTTGAGCGTTTACCAAAAGCTGACTGGCCTTTTGTTAAGCGGTTCGACTTAGAGCAACCTTAAGGGGTTTTTCTATTTCTGCCGCACTCCAGGCGTTACATAGGGGTTAAATCGCCCGCATGGAAGAAAAGATAGGCTAATGAAGCACCCCATTGCAAGCCTCGTAGCGTTAAATGGCGACTACACAAGACGGAGATGACTTGGGTGATACAACTTCTCCATCGAATGACCATTATCTTAGTGAAGGACTAGATGTCATAGACATTGGGTCGGCTGATAGTTCCCTATCACCCTTGGTCAAACTATGTCTTTTAGTACCTATAAGTATTGATTGCGTATACATATTGATACCTATATGTATAAAAAACCCCAAAAAGTGTACATGTTGCGTATTTGCAACTTAGGGTTTTGGAGTATTTACTTAGCTTGTAGAAAGTCAGAGACTAGGTTTTTAACAAAGGGGATTCAAATGAAAGATTTTATAGGTAGTTGTTTATTAGGTGCTTTATTTGGTTGTATGTTTGCATACGGAGTACCAGCTAAAGCGCAAACTTACCCAATGACTAACTCACAAGGTTACAACATAGGTACTGTGCAAATTAACGGCAATACAGCGCAATTTGTAAACCCAATGGGTTACACAACTCAGACTGCTACAATTTATCCTAACCAAGTCGTCATTACGACACCAAATGGTTACACACAAAGCGTTGTTGGTAATACAGGTTATACAGTGCCGCCTAGCCCACCAACACCACCAAGCCCAAGGGTATTACAGTAGGAGAGGAGAATGTTTGATGAATTCTGGTCTTTATATCCACGAAAAATTGCTAAAGCAACTGCAAGAAAAGCCTGGGCAAAACTTACCCCAGAGCAACAACTTATGGCTGCAAAAGCTATTGACACACATTGCCAATACTGGAGAACAAAAGAAACTGAGTTAGAATTTATCCCCCATGCAAGCACTTGGATAAACCAAGAGCGTTGGGAAGATGAATTAGTAATTGAACCTAAGAAAGAAAAGATTGACAAAAAGTGGATGTTTAGCAATGAAGGTATTGAAGCTAAAGCTAGAGAGCTTGGAGTTCTTGGAACAGGGTACGACTCATACGACAGCCTTAAACGCAAATGTATGAACAAGCTAGGCATGAGTGTGGCGTAAGGTTTTTATGTTATTTAAGGCATAAAAAAGGTTTGACTTGGTTTCGTAATTACATTGCAGAAAAACATTTAGACGCAAAATTAATTAATGATTTTTATACAGCTTATCAAGCTGGCAACAGGGGAGAATGGGGATGTATGAAAGGTATATTGTCGCAGCAACAGGGCTTGGGTATTTAATAGTCGGCCTATTGCAAGCACAAAAGGGGTCTATGTCTAACACTTTAATTTGGGTTGGCTACGCTGCCGCACAAATTGGTTTATGGATGAACCTTAAATGAAAGTGTTAGTAGCGTGTGAATTTAGCGGCACGGTGCGTGATGCGTTCATTAGGGTGGGGCATGAGGCCATGAGTTGTGATATAGAACCTTGTGACATACCAGGTCCGCATTACAAAGGTGATGTAATGGACATTATTAATGCTGGTTGGGATTTAATGATTGCACACCCACCATGCACACATTTGGCTGTTAGTGGCGCTAGGCATTTTGCTAAAAAACAAGCAGACGGCAGGCAACAAAAAGGTATTGATTTTTTTATGGCGTTAGCTAATTCAAACATACCACGCTACGCTATTGAAAATCCAATAGGAATTATGAGTAGCAAATGGCGCAAACCTGACCAAATAGTAAACCCTTGGGAATACGGTCATAGCGTTACTAAAGCTACTTGTTTATGGCTTAAAAATTTACCGCCATTACAGCCTACAAATGTAGTAGATAAAGGCAAAATTTGGGTAGCTAAAAGCGGTAAACGCATGAGTCAATGGTATTACGATAGCAGTTGTTTGCCGTTAAAAGAAAGGGAAAAAATGCGTAACAAAACATTTCAAGGTATTGCAGATGCTATGGCCCAACAATGGGGTAATTTATGAAAGACCCAAACGATGCTATTGACTTTATCTTCAAAACAGCGCCACTGTATGCCAAAGCTAAGGGTGAACTCGCCCAGCTTGAAGCGTTTAAAAGTTCTCTTAAGGCGATTAAAATGGCGCAAACAGACGAACAAAGTCTGGGCGCTCAAGAACGAGAGGCTTATAGAAGCCAAGAGTACCAAGATTTATGTAAAGCGATTGGAGTTGCTACAGAACAGACGGAAGCGCTTAGATGGCAATTAGAAGCCGCCAAGATGAGATTTGAAGCATGGCGCAGCCAAGAAGCAAGCAACAGAAACATTGAAAGAATGACTAAATGACCGATTACTCTGAAAACTATTTAAAAATTCAAAAACTTTTAAAGTCATACCATAACGCAACACTTAAATCAGATTATGCGAAAGCCACATTATTAGCACATGAACTTGCTGAAGAAACCATAAAGCTAGAGTTTTCTACTTATGACCAGGTTAGGAAACAATGGTTATCATAGAAAAAATAGGAAATGCAACGCTTTATTTAGGTGATTGTGCAGAAATTTTGCCAACTTTGAGTGGCATAGATGCTGTTATTACTGACCCTCCTTATGGAATAAAAAGGTTTGAAAAAGGGTCTTTAAGATTTGACAAAAAAGGCGAATACAAAGATGGAATTAAATGGGATAAAAAACCACCTAAAGAATTTTTTGATATGTTGCTTGATATTGCTCCAAAAGCAATAATTTGGGGAAGTAATAATTTTGAATTACCAACAAGCGAATATTTTTTAGTTTGGGACAAACAACAAACTGTTGATAATTTTGCAAGTGCTGAATTAGCTTATACAAATATAAAAATTCCTGCAAAAGTATTTAAATATGGAATACATCAACACAATAAAATTGAAAAAGACCATCCAACACAAAAGCCAGTAAGTTTGATGGAATGGTGCATTAGTTTTTGTAAAGAATCTAATGTTATTTGCGACCCATTTTTAGGTTCTGGAACAACAGGAGTAGCTTGTGCAAAAATGGGCAAAACATTTATTGGTATCGAAAAAGAACAAAAATATTTTGATATAGCTTGTAAACGCATAGAATTGGCCTATGCACAAGGTGATATGTTTATATGAAATTAATGCGTAATATGTTTGCTACGCATACAGACTATGCGGATTTTAAAGGACTTATTCCTAACAACCCATATTTAGTCCCAAGTAATGTAGATGGCATATTAGAGCGTAATGGTCAATTTCTAATATTAGAATGGAAAAGACCTGGCGAAAAAGTAAGTGAAGGCCAACGAATTATGTTGCAAGCATTGGCTGCAAAACCAAGTTTTATGGTTGTTATTATTTATGGAAATACTGACAATGAAACTGTTATAGATTCTTATTGGTTGCTTACTCCTGAAGGCAAACCATACAAGCGAGGTGTAGGATTTGATTCATTCAAATCTTTTTATAGAGAATGGTATCAATGGGCTAATGACGAAAGATGAAAAGAACTATATGGCAAGAGTTGCCAGACTCGGTTGTATATTGTGCAGTTCCGTGCTTGGGTATGAAGACAGTCCTGCCGAAATTCACCACATTAGAAGGGCTGGTGTCCGTTCTGCAAGCCCCATTATCCCCCTCTGTCCTAGACATCACAGAGGAAACGATGGAATTCACGGTTTGGGTAGAAAAGGTTTTGAAAGAAAATGGCAAACAACCGAGGAAGCGTTACTACAAAAAGTCAGGGAGAGCCTGGGGTGAATGACATCCTATTGGCTTTTGGTGTGTTAGTTATTTTATTGCCTATAATATCGGTATGGATAAGCCTACAATTCTAGGGGGTCAAAGCCCAATTCAGACGAAATACGGAGCGCTCTATTACGAAACTCCTTATCGTGGTGAGTCCACTTGCTTGTCTTGTGACGGCTCATGTGGATACATTCGTGGCACAAAACACGAATTACCGTGTCCAGATGACCGCACCGAGCCGCAGAAATAGTAATAGTGTGTTCGTATTCTTCGCCTGTGTCATATAAGTAAGTACCCATAGCTGCTGGGTCTTTGTCCACTACAAATAAAATTTCTTCAGGCAACGGCATATTCCACCTGTCAAAAGGTTTCATACAGTAAATAGCGCTGTATAAGTTTTTAAGAATAGCTGGAGTTAGTTTCATGCTAAATGTTTAAGTTTTGCGTGAGGAATAACAGTTCTGGTGTCTGTTGAATATGCGCCACACGCTTTGCATTGATAGCGTTGATAAGCGCCTGTAGTTGTATATCTAAAACCTTTG